AGTTGCGTCAAACAAAGTAGCCGCTCCACTATTTCCTGTATTAGCAGTTGTTGTACCTGTTAAGTAATCGCCATAATCATGTCTGTAATAATCGTAAACGGTACCAGTTGTCCAGTTTCTTCTAGGAATAACTATTGAAATATTACTTGAGTCAATTTTCTTTGCAGCCAGCATATCATCATAAGTAAAGTTTTGTGTATTCTCTGTATCTGTAGGTGTGATAGGACTTGCGTCTGTTCCTTCATTTTCTGTACGATTATCAGGTCTTGAAGCAGTCGCATACGGCATTGGTCTACCAATTGATAGGTAGTAAGTATTACCTGCTGTTTCGGTAAAACTTTCTCTAAATTGTTCACTATTGTGAACTCTGAATTTGTTTGTTATTATTGCTGGCATATTATTTTAACTCTTCCTTAACTATATTTATACAAGTTTTCATTAGCATTATTCATTAGCATTATGTTTCATTTATTTTTTGAAACAATACATGTGTTCTATTACCTGAACTAGAACCATACATCTTTACGGTATTTTGAGAAAATGCATTAAATCTGATTTTATGAGTTGATACATCTGTTACATCAAATGTGCATAATTGCGTTGTTGCAGCTCTTTCATTTGTGCCACTTTGTATATCGTCTGAATTTCCTGCTCTAAATGTCCAACCTGTACCACCATCTACCGTTTGTTGTATTGACAATTCATTGTAATTAGAATCATTTCCGGCACTATTAAATGCACATATAGCCGTAATTAAGTAAATACCGGTAGCAGGAAAAGTAAAGATACCTGAACTTTCTGTCATACCTGTACCTACACCAGCGTATGAGGCAGTATCATCTCTTTCCCAACCTACGATAGTTGAAGCTGTACTTGTTGAGTCATGGTCAGAGGCTAATCTCCACACATCAACCATTGTACCACCACTAGCTTTAGTAATAGTTAAATTATTTGCTATTGTTCTTGTTATCGTTCCCATATTAATATCCTATATGTCTTACCGTTATTTCTGCGTTGTCAGCCGGTGCTACTTGAAAAGTTAATGTTGTCCCTGATACCGTATAGTCATCTGTAGGCACCATACAAATACCGTTTACAAAAACCAACATATCATCAACGGTACCACCGTAAGTTAATCCAGTAAATGATTTACCAGAGTTTGCACCAGCAAGGTTACCTGTAAATTTTTGATGAGAGTTTACAACTCTGTTTACTTTACCACCTAAACAATTTACTTTATGACCCATGTAAGAGTGAGCAGTACATTGATATGATAATGTTCTAGGTGTTTGAGAGTGTACATCTATTCTAGTATAAGCGCCTGCGTTACCTGGTGTTCCACTTGTTGTTACATTAGTTGTCCATTGTCTATTCTTATCAATGTCCCAATAAAATGCTAATGGGTGTGTTGCATTTGAAGGATCCGATTGGTCAAACTTATAAATTCCCGGAGCTAATATTAATTCTGGCGCTTGTACGCCATCTAAAGCATAACCTAAAGATGAACCTGAATTATATTTAAAGTGTGTAGTATCTTTTGTAACTACCGTTACGGTAATAACTCTATCAACTTGAGCTGTTGAACGAAAACCACTATATGCAATATCTGTAATATGATTATTTTGTGCGTCTAAAAATCCGCCAAGTTGAGGTGTTGTGTCAGAAACAACATCACCACCTGTAATCGTAATTGTTTTTGTTGCGCCTGTGCCTGAAGCCGTAACAGCAGAACCTACAAAGTTTAATGTTGTAGCGGCTGTTGATAATGCTGAACCTTCTTCTTGTACCGTTAAAGCACCACTAGCTGAACCTGCATTAAATCTAGCCTGTGCTGAATTCCAAACTAAAGTATTACCATTTGCTATACCTGAAATGTTAACATTCGGGTGTCTTTCAACACCGTCATTCTCTGTTAATATATTAATCCAACCAGCTGAGTCTGCAACATAAGGTTTGTCACCAGTTGTATCGTAAGCAAACATACCTTCATAAGTTGATTCACTAGGAAAGGCTCCTGTTCCTGCAAAATTAAATCTAGCTTTTGAACCTGCACCAGTTAAATCAATTGTTCCTGTTCCTGATACACTAGAAGCACCTGTTAAACTAAAGTTGGAAGCTGAGGCTGCTGTTGCACCTAAACTAACTGAAGTTGCACCTAGAGTAACCGCTGAATTTGCCAAGTTAGCATTTGTTATACCAGCTGAACCTGATAAATTAGAGTTTGTTAAGTTAGCAACTGCAATTGTTACCGTGTCTCCTGAAACGGTTGATGTTGCACCACCTGAACCAATAATTTTTAAAGTTTCACCTAAACTAATATCTGTAGATGTTGATGAAGTATCAACAAGTGTAAATTTTGGATTTACTAAAGCTGAATTTGGTACATTTGTTAGTGTGTTTGCTGAACCTGATATTGATTTATTTGTTAGTGTAACTGAATTTGTAAGTGTGGCAAAATCATCATCTGTTAACGCTGTATTAAATTCTGCTGTTGTACCTGTTAGAGTATTAGAACTCAATGACATTGATTTGTTTGACATTGTTACCGTACCTGAAGAGGTCATAATAGTATTATCGGTAGCAATCGTTAATTCATCACCCGATAATGTAGCGTCTATACCAGCACCACCTGTAATCTTTAATGTTTCTCCTAAATCAATTTGAGAAACGGTAGAAGTTGAATCTGATAGTTTTATAAAACCTGATAAGGTAGTACCGTCACCAACAGCACTATACAACTCATTAAAGTTTGCATTAATTTTAGTACCACCACCACGCAGGTTATCACCTGTTCCGTCATTTGGATTAGTACCTAGATTGATTGTTAGTTTTGCCATATTTTTGTTCTCTTACACTATTTATAAACTTTATTAAGCGATTGTGTCATCAAAAGTTTTGTTTGTATTATCAAATTTAATTAATGTGTTACTGAATAGGTCAGCATTGAAAGCCAGCTCTGATGGAAACGCAAAATTCATTTTCATCAACCTACCAATTTCACTAGAAGTCAATAGAAATATAGGGTTTGTACCATCTAAACTTGTTCTAGTACCAAAGATTTTTAATTCACTTAATCTTTGAATAGTAATACCTGAAGCTGTATTAGTTGTACCAAATATTGTATTTGCGTGTTTATCTAATTGAGCATATCTAGGTCCTACATATGCATGACTTGAATTAACTCTTATTGGTGTACCATTTCTATCCACAATCGTTCTTCTAATTCTACCTTGAATATCGTACTCTATACCTGGTCTGAATAAAGTTAAATCTCTTGTATTTGTAGCAAAGTGGTCAACCGTATCTGTATTAGAATCTATTTGACCTGCCTCATGTGGTTTAGGTCTTAAACTTGTTCCGTCATCTACGGTTCCTAATCTTCTACCAAATATAGTAGAGAATAATGTATTTACAAGACCCATAGCGCCCTCATCTGAAGCACCTGAAACTCTACCAATAACCGGTGTTCTAGTTTTGACACTTAATCTTGTAGTTACATCAACTTGACCAGTAAAATAAAAACCTGTAGTATGCATTGTCTTTTTAAATGCGTCCCGCCATAAGTCAATAGATTGACCAACTTTTAATACATAAGAAAAATCTTGATAGTATAAACTATCTTGTATTCTCATTGTAGTTTCTGATAATTTACCTCTTTCTGAAATATAAACACCATCTGTAGGTACTACTGAAGCAACTTGAACGGTTACATCTGCAATATCAATTTTTGCAATTTTAGCTGTTGCGCCGTTATCAAAAGTTAAATTATCATTTATACCAAAACCACCAGATACATCTGTAGTTTTTAAGAATGACCTTGAAGTGTCCCAGGATTTAATTGTTGAAACTTTTGGACTTGTTATTTGACCACTAGCAGGTATTGTACCTGTAATGTTCTTTAATATCATGTTGTTACCAAATTTTAAAGTAGGAGGTGTTGGACTTAATTCAAAAGATTTACCATGTTCTATTGTTGCAACATTTAAAACTCTACCAATATTATTACCAAATGCTCTCAATATTGCATTTGCACCACCAGTTGATGTAATTGATACCGTAGGTAAAGTTTCGTAACCTAATCCACCACTAATTAAAAATATATCTGTAATATCTCCTACACCTGTACCAGATTCTTGTACAATTACATTACCCTCATATTTGTCGCCACTACCTGTTTCATCTTCTAAAATTATTCTATCTTCTTCATCAGCGTCATCTTCTCTTAAAAATCCACCATTAACAATTTTAACAAATGCTTCAGCACCTTGACCTAGTGTTCCTGTATTATCAAAATTTATTGTATCGCCAATGGCATAACCTACACCAACATTATCTACAACTAATTCTGTAATTGGTCCTGAATCAATTTCACTAATTTGAAATAAAGCACCCTCACCACCACCAACAACTCTTACGGTATCTTTAGTAGAATATAAAGCGCCATCATTTAAAATTATTTTTTCTCCAGGAATACCTGTAATATCAGCCTTTACAAAATAGTTGTCTGTATCTGAAGCGGTACCTTGTACTTCTTCACCTACTTGAAAAGTACCTTGAATATTTGTACTACCTAAAACTAACTCGGTAACTTCATCTGTACCGATTTGAAACTTTTGTAGGTTTTCAATAATAGCAGTTGCATTTGAATTTTTACCTGTAATTGTTCTACCAATTAATTGTGCTGGGTCACCAACTCTTGCAATAACTCTTAAAATTTGTTGTGAGTCAAATTGACCATCTGAAGCTTTTAAAATTTGTTCTCTAGGATAAAAAGTTTCTGACTTTTCGTTAAACAATAATCTAAAAAATAATTCATGTCCTCTTTGCGTACCTTTTGAACGGTAAAAAGATTTTATGTTTTTAACTAATTGTCTTTTATCAACATCTTCGTTTAAAGTTTCAGGAAGAGTTGATAAAAACTCATCTCTCATTTGTGTTAAGAAATAAGAAACAACTTTATCAGGATCCCTAAAGTTTACAAGGTCAACAATGTTATTTACAGGATTAGGAGTGTAACCAT